CCGGCGTAAAACGGGGGTTACAGTCGCATGGCTACGGCTTGCTTAAACCGCCTCCTGTGGAGCGCCATGCTCGCTGTGAACCATTGGTTCACAACGGCGTCCGTAGTGTAGCGAGTTCCTCGTGCACTACAACCGCCTCAGGGAAGAAGTAAACTTCCCGAGGGATGTCGAGTTGTTGGTTCTCGACGCACCAGCGAGTCAATGACTCAATGGTGCTTTCCTCCAGACCGGTAAAACCGGACTGGGGGAAGACTATGGCTCCTCTGATGTTATCGAGGAACGCCTTTCGCCTTTTAGGCCACGGGACAGCTTCGTACTGTCCCGTGCGGTACGGGTCTATCCCGTGCCGGATACTCATCTCGGGATATAACATATCCCGGAAGAGGTAGGGACGACCGATCGTTGAGATCGCGTCGTTAACCGTAATTAGTCCATCTCGCTTTGCGAGATGGGCCTTGTCACGCCAGCGGAGGTTTCTCCACTCGGCGTCACTGACTCCGAGGCGCTTTTGAAGCGCCTCGTCATCTAACCCGCCGACAAGGTCGGCTATGGCTAGTGTCTCCTTGATCTGATCTTCGATGAGATCTGAGGAGATTCCCCTGGCCCGCGCGTTCGTGGCGAAACTCGCCAGCGCACGGCGTAGCAGGGGTGTGGCTGTTCCATCAAGTACTTGCTTGATGGCCCACTGATGTTCTACATCTAACCGACGTAGAATAGCGGCCATCTCAGATTTGCTGAGATGGAACGCGGGAGCTTCGATACCTCCCAGTGAAACTGGTAGGTAACGGTTTTCAACCGGTGGCAAGTAGCTTGCCATCCGGTACTCCCACCGCGCAGAGAAGATCGGAACGAATCGTTCCCATCCTCCTCCGAGCCAAGCCAGCATGCCGTGCATCTGGCGCGCCTTGCCAATGGCAGGGTTTGGCTCGTCTTTCCCCTCGTGCTCTTTAGCACAAGGAGACAGCAGCCTAATCTTCATCGCATCGATGTGAGGCTGATCTTCGTAACGCCGATCTCGGAGTGGAGTGTCCACCCCCCAG